CCAACTCCTACGGTAACGCCTACTAATACAACTGCAACCCCTACACCAACTCCTACTAGTACAACCGCTACACCAACTCCTACGGTAACGCCTACTAATACAACTGCAACTCCAACTCCTACACCAACAGTAACTCCTACCAATACAACTGCAACTCCTACACCAACTCCTACAAAGACTGTAACACCATCGGTACATGCAACTACCATGACCTTGTTTACATCTAACGCTAGTTGGACTGGATTAAACGCTGGAGATGATAACATCACACCTGCTTGTGAAGCTGCTAAGGATGGTGAGTATGAGTATACTGTTAATTTAATTAAAGGAGCTAGTAATGGAACCGATAACTATCCTGAAGTAGATGATTTAGTTAAGAAAGGCACCACCACAGCAACAGGAGGAGGTTACTTCGGATTTGTAGATACCTCAGGTAGGTTCGGAGCTGGACCTCAAAATGCTTATATTACTATTACCGGAACAGGTCATATTGATACTGTAGCTGGATGTGATGTAACTCCTACACCAACTAATACTGTTACACCAACCGTTACTCCTACTTATACTCCAACGCTTACTTATACTCCAACAGTAACTCCTACTAATACTACTGCTACCCCAACTCCAACTAATACACCAACTAATACACCTACAGTTACTCCTACTAACTCTTTTGGAGGAGGTCCAGGTAAAGGAAATCCTAACTGGAAAATAGAGGATTGTACCTCAGGCACTATTTACTATGTAAGTAAGACTCAAGGATGTATTAGCAATAGCACAGCAATGCTATCAACTTCATTTAGCGTTGGAAACATAGTACAATATAAAGTAGGTGCTTGTACTGCCGGCTCAACTGCTTGTGCTGAAATATTAGAAGAATCTGCTGCAACAGTAACTGGATTTATTACTTTAGATGCAACAGTAGCAAATTGTAGTGAAGCAGAATGTTCTGAATAAGTTGTATAATTAAATAATTTTAATTAAATTATATATTATGGTTACATTACCAACATGGACCTACAAAGGTCAATTCATTAATAACATAGATGATATGCCCGAAGGCAGCTATGGCTTTATTTATAGAGTTATTCATAGACCTTCAGGTAAGAAGTACATAGGAAAAAAAGTTTTATATTTTGAAAGAAATAAAAGATTAGGAAAAAGAGCATTAGCAGCTTTGAGAGAAGAAAGAGCTAAAAAAGGTATCAAAGGTAGAGTACCGCTTAAGCAAAAAGTAACAAAAGAATCAGATTGGAAAGACTATCATGGTTCTCATTTAGAAATTAAAAAGCTATTAGATAAAGATGGACCTATGGCTTTTCAAAGAAATATACTACTATTTGTCAAAAGTAAGAAAGAACTAACTTATTATGAGTGTAAAGAGCTATTTATTAATGAAGTACTAGAAAGAGATACAGAGTATATAAATGATAATATACTAGGTAAATTCTATAGAAAAGATTTTTTAAATGAAACTAAGTGAGATAATTTTACACGAAGACGGCCACGGAGATAATATAGGGAGTAAGATAAATATAGCAAGAGCAAAATCACATTTTAAACAAGGTGAAAAAATAGCTGCTATTAATAAAAAAACTGGAAAAGTAATTAAGATTACAGGTGCAAATCAATTTGGTTCACTTAGTACAAAAGAATATGATTTTGCATATTTAAAAGATGTCAAAGAAGACAGACCTGAAATAAAGTAATTATGCTTAAAATAAAACACATCTTGGGGTACCCATCACTACAGTACCATATTCATAAAGGACTCTCTTTACATGAGCATGTCTACCGTTATTCTAGCGAAGCGTTTATTAACCTATTCAAAGAAGCAAGAGAAGCTCATAGCGACGGGAAAATACAGCTTAACGAAGAAGATAGGTACTTAATAGAGAATACTGATATAGGAGAATACGGCGACTATAATGGACTTAGAGTACCATTAGACTTACCAATGGTATCTTCTAATTACAATCCTCTGTTCGAAATAGGTAACGTTATCGATGAAATGATCGAAAATGAAGACCTAATCGACGAAGCAGCTTCTATAGACGAAATGATAGACTTTGATATGATCAAAGAACTAGTAGAGTCGATAGGGGGTAACATAAACATGGACAAATTAAGAAAAGCAGTTTCAATACAAAACGAAAGTTTCGACTATAACGGTTTTGAAATGCTTAAAGCGTCAGTTGATTACATACCCGAAGCTGAATACAGAGGAAAAAAGGTACAGCTTAACAAACCTAAAAGAGGCGGTAGTAAAAAGTTCTACGTCTACGTTAAGTCAAAGAAAGGTAATGTTAAAAAAGTATCATTCGGTGATACTGGCCTTTCAGTTAAGTTTAAAAAGAAAGGTGCAAGAGCATCATTTGCAGCACGTCATAAATGTTCTACTAAGAAAGACAGGACTACACCAGGTTACTGGAGTTGCAATATTGGAAAATACTGGAAGAGTTTAGGTGGATCATCAAACTTCTCCGGTTACTGGTAGACAAAAAACAGTAAAAGGTTTTATATGGAAAAAGTTGTAAGCAGACCTTATTCTGAAAAACAAGAAGACGGTTATATAATAAGAGAGTTTTCTAACAGTACTTCTTCATTTGAACTTGTATGGCATAGAGATAAGGAAGATAGATATGTTGAATCTTTACATGATACTGATTGGGAATTTCAACTAGATAATGAACTTCCACAAAAAATAACAAAAAACAAACTATTTATACCAAAAGAGACTTATCATCGTCTTATAAAAGGAACTGGTAATCTTAAAGTAAAAATTTATAAAGTATGAAGTGCGACTGTAAAGAATGTAATTGCGGAACATCATGCGGGTGTACCTGCTGTAATTGTTAATTATGAAACTATCTAGTATTATATTTGAAGGCTTTAGAGAAGACGTCTCTATTATGAATGGAGATAAATACTCAGAAGACTGGTTAGGCAACGCAGATACATTAGAAGATTTTAAATCTGCTATAGATAGAATGCCAGACAGTATAGAATATATTAATGTTCCTACCGATACACAGGTATTTAATACTTCAACTACTAGAATTAAACCAAAAGGTAATTGGAAAAAACAAGTTATTTCTTTAGTAAATAAGGTAGTAGGTGAGCATGAAAAAGAAGGTAATGAACTAGAAGGCATCAGAATTAGCTCCTACTATAGTATAGGACCAAAAGGTGCAGCTAAAGATCCAATTTATGTTTCAATTGATACAAAAGAGTCCCGAGAATTCGGACAAGCAATGTCTCGAGGTGATTATGGTCCATTAGATTAAAGATTATGAAACTATCAAAAGTCATATTAGAAAACAATAAAGTAGTAACTAAAAAAGAGTTAGTAATGTCTGAAAAGGATGTTAATACTCTTTCTGAAACTATTGCTGAAAAACTTAATGATTATCTAGATATAGATAAAAAAGAAGTATTAAGGGGCATAGTTAAAGAAGCTATTGAAAAAATAGTTAATTAATAAGTTGTTATTTCGAAAGTAATTTCTTATATTATATATTAAGTTACTGACGGACTATATGGACTACACTTTTCTTCTTGGTAGTATAGAAAATATTTTAGGTAAGAGTTATAAAAGAGCTAGAGAGAACCATGCTTTCAACTGCCCTTTTTGTAATCATCACAAACCTAAACTAGAAATAAACTTTAGAACTAACGAAAAAGGACAGAATCCTTGGGAATGCTGGGTATGTCAAACTAGAGGTAGAACTATTAAGTCTCTACTTTATCAATTAAAGATACCTAGAGACCAAGCTACCGAAGTACTGAGATATGTACCTAAAAGCTCAGAAACCGAATATAGGGAAGTAGAATCAGTTCAACTACCTAAAAAATTTAAAACTTTATATAACGCTAGTAATACATCTATCATAGCAAATAAAATAAAAAGGTACTTATATGAGAGAGGATTTAGCGACAATGATTTTATTAAATACAACGTTGGGTATTGCACAGCTGGAGAATATGGAGGACGAATTATTATCCCAAGTTATTCTGAATCGAATATCCTCAATTATTTTATTGCAAGAACTCATGAGGGATCCTATCACAAGTACAGGAATCCTGAAGTTTCCAAAGATATAATATTTTTTGAAAACCTAATTAACTGGGATCAGCCAATCATTTTATGTGAAGGAGTATTTGATGCTATAGCTATCAAACGAAACGCTATTCCTATACTGGGAAAGAGCCTCTCTAACACATTAATAAAGAAACTTATATCAAGTACTAACAAAGACATTTATATAGCTTTAGACCCTGATGCTAAAACTAAAGCATTACAAATAAGCGAACACTTATTAAGTTTAGGTAAAAGAGTATTTTTAGTTAAACTTACTGATAAAGATCCCTCAGACATGGGATTTAAACAATTTACAGAACTTGTACAAACAGCAAAAGAATTAGACCTAAGTACTCTAATGATGCACAAATTAGATTTATGATAAAGCAAGGAACAAATATTCTTAAAGAAAATAGTAAGAATAGATTACATTTTGACTCAAAGTTAAAACAAATAAACTTTCTGGATAGGAGAGTTTATAAAAGATCGGAAGGAGTATATTACCCGTCCGTAACTACAATACTCCAGTATATGCCCAAAGCTAAATTCTTCGAAACATGGATGAAGGATGTTGGGCATAACGCCGATCTAATAATGAGAAAAGCAGGTAAAGAAGGCACCCAGGTACATGAAGCTGCAGAAAAATTAATAAGAGGTGAAGAAGTACCGTGGATGGACGATTATGGTAATGCAAAATACTCTCAACTAGTATGGGAAATGATATTGAAATTCCATGATTTCTGGACTACTCATAATCCAAAACCTATCTCAGCAGAAGATTTTGTATATTCTGACGAACATAAATATGCAGGTACTGCCGATTTAGTAGTTGAAATGGATGGTGAAACGTGGTTATTAGATTTAAAAACTTCTAATAGTATACATAAGTCTTATGATTTACAACTAGCAGCTTATGCTAAAGCACTATAAGAAACTAGAGGCATAAAGATAGACAGAACAGGTATCATCTGGTTAAAAGCACATACAAGATCAACTTCTAAAAAGAAAGGAGTCTACCAAGGTAAAGGTTGGCAAGTAAGAGTTGTAGACGATATAGAAAAGAATTTTGAGTTGTTTAAGATGATATATAAACTATACTCTTTAGAAAACCCTACAGTTGAACCTATTTATAATTGTTACCCAACAACTTTAAAACTTTAAAGCTATGAAAAACACTATAACATTATTATTCGTATTATTACTCACCTCTTGTAGTACAACATATAAATTATCAACTATGTATCACGACCCATTGTATGGGCCTGAAGAAGTTGTTTTAGATGTACCAGCAGATGTACAAATAGATACATTATCTTATTCTCAATTAAGACGAAAGCTAAGAAATGATTTTAACTTCAGATACGATTTTGCACAATATGCTATGGACCAACCTTATAGTTGGTACACATCTAATTATAGCTTCAGTTATTGGAGACCATATACATCATTTGATATCTATTGGAATAGACACCAATTTTGGAATGATTGGGCATTTAACTATCCATTCTTTAATTATGGATGGGGATATAATAGTTGGGGATGGAATACTCACAATTATGGATGGTATAGTTGGAATAGACCTTATAGACCATGGAATGGACATTGGAATAGTTGGTACAATGGGCCATGGAGTAATCCAAGCTATAATGTAATTTGGAATAGTGGTAGAGAAAATGTTGCTTATATAAACGGACCAAGAGGTAGTAGAGGCAATACAAATAGTAATATTTCAAACGATATAATTATAAGAAATTATAAGGGACGAAATAGTAGAACTATTGATAATAGTAATGAAAATAGTACTTTAAATACTATAGTTAGTAATTTAAGAGAGAAATTTAGTAATGTTAGAGTTTATACTAAACCTAATAATGTTCCTACAAATAATGGGAGACCTGTAATTATTAGCAATAATAGTAATATAAAATATACTCCAAGAATTAACCCTAATAATAATAATAATAACAATAATAACTCATACAAACCAGTGAACAACACTTCTACTAGACCATCATATAATATTAGTAGAGGAGGTTCTTCATCAGTAGGTTCATCAAGAGGAGGTACTTCATCTTCAAGTGGTACTTCAGGTGGTTCTTCAAGAGGAGGAGTAAAAAATAATTAAATGAAATTAATAGATATTATATTAGAGCAAAATAATAAACCCAAAGCCGTAGTAATGGCAGGTGGAGCAGGAGCAGGTAAATCATATGTTCTTAATCAACTTAATTTAGATAGTTTAGAACAATTTAATGCTGATAAATACGTAGAAGATCCAAACAATCCAATGAAGCTAGGACCTGCAGCAGCTCAAAACGATAAAGATGTAAATGGTGCAATAGATGTTAAAAAAAGCTTTGTCTGGGATACAACAGCCTCAGGAGCACGTTTTATAAAAACACTAAGAAGGCTTATTGAAGAAGGATATGATACATATATGGTTATGGTTTATACTCATCCAATGATATCATATATGCAAAACTTTAACAGAAATAGGAACATACCAGGTCCAGCTGTATTTTCTACTTGGAGAAACGTATACCAAAAAATAGATGAATTTAATAAACTACTTAAAGGTAATTTATCTATATTTGTAAATGATTATAACGGCAAGTTTAAAAAAGAAATAGAAGGATTTGATGCAGCAGCTAAAAGAGGAGTGGACGGTATTAAAGAGTATTTACAAAAGTATAATGAAGATAAAGGAGTAGGACGTTCTAGTTTTTTTGAACCTGTTGAAATGTCTAAACAAGAAGAAGAAGAATTTAAGAAAGCTATAGTAGGGGTAGATTATGATTATAAAAGTAGATCTGAAACTAAAGCTTTACAACAAGCATTTTTAAAAGCATATAAAAATAATGGAGTAGGACCAGGAGCAGATAAGCTAAAAGATGCTGTTAAGAAATATAGAGATAGAAAAGAAAAGAACGATACAAGGCATGAACAGGTATTAGATAATATAGCAGATATGTTATTTAACCCTACTTTTCAAGAACTACTTAACCATTCTACTCCTCAGGAAATAGATAAAAATGTACAACAGTTTTTAGCATGATAGCATTATATCCTGGAGCTTTTAAACCACCTCATAGAGGTCATTTTGATGTAGTAAAGGACCTACTGTCTAGTTCTCATAAAGGTAAAGTTTATGACATAGATAATTATTTAGATGTAGGAGATGAAGTTTTACAGGGTAAAGGAGATAAATTACAACCTATAGGTAAAGTAGTTATCTTTATAGGAGGTAATACTAGAAACGGAATAACACCAGAAGATTCTGAAAGAATATGGAATATTTATAAGAAATACTTAGGTGATATAGAAGTAGTATTAGGAGAAAAAAATCCTATGTATGCCTCAAGTAAATATGCTAAAGAAAGACCAGAAGATAGCTTTTATGCTATAACAGGTGTAAGAGGTAATGAAGATTTAGTAGACTTAAAAAGAGTCACTACTTTTAAAAATAGAGATAATGTAGACGGGCTAGCTGTAACAACAGATAGTTCTAAACAAGTTAGAGCTACTAATTTTAGAAATGCTATTCTAAGTGGAAATTTAGATGATATTAGAGACTTTTTTCCTAAAGAAGTTAGTAGAGAAGATATATTAAATATAATTAAAATGCTAAAATCAAGTATAGTTGCGGAACAGTTAAGTAAAAAGATTGAAGAAACTATAACTGAAACGTTTAAAACAGAAGGCAATTCTGGAGCGCCAATAGCTCCTAGATCAATATTAAAATCTAAAGATAGATCTTATCTGGTAAATACTTTTAATAACTTAAGAGATATAGATGATAAGTTACATATAACATTTAATCAAGATCATATTAGAATCACAGTAAAAGACGATGAAGATTTAGGAAATAGATTTGACTATACACCGTTTTTTGGTTCTTTATTAGAGTACATGTTGGATCAAAAACTAAATATAAGACCTTTACCTGAAGTAAAGATAAGAAGAGATATTACTGAAGCAGCCGACTTTTTTGGTAGAACTGCTTATTATAATCCTAATACAAATGAAATAGTATTATATGTTGAAGGAAGACACCCTAAGGATGTTATGAGATCTTTTGCTCACGAAATGGTACATCATAAACAAAATATAGAAGGCAGGTTAGGTAACATTAAGACCACTGATACTAATGAATCAGATGATCTATTAGAATTAGAAAAAGAAGCGTACTTAGAAGGTAATATTATATTCAGAAACTGGGAAGATTCAGTAAAAAAATAATAATGAGCAAAAGTATAGTAGAGCTATTAGAAGCATATCCGATACCGGAGCAAAAGGAAAAACCACCATATAAAATATATTGTGATATGGATGGAGTAATTACTAATTTTGAATCAAGATTCGAACACTTTACAGGTAGGTCTCCTAAAGACTATGAAAGAGAGTATGGTTTAGAACAGTTTTGGCATTTAATTGATTCAAAAATAGGAGTTAGATTTTGGGTAGGAATGGATTGGATGCCGCAAGGTAGTGAATTATGGAACTTTATTAGTCCATACGGACCTTCTTTATTGACTTCACCATCTAGAGATAATACGTCTAGATTAGGTAAAAACTTATGGGTAAAAAATAATCTTAATCCTAAACCAAAAGTTATATTTGCATACTCAAAAGATAAACAAAGATACGCTGATGAGAATAGTATTTTAATAGATGATAAAAAATCTAATATAAATGAATGGAATGCCAAAGGAGGAATAGCAATTAGATGTAAAGGTGGAGATATATCATCAGTTATAAAAGAATTAAAAGCACTAGGTTATGAGTAAAGAAACACTTTTAAAAAAAGACTTCAAAGAAAGTGATGTTCAAAGAATTAGAAATATAGTCAACAAAGATTTTACCTCAGGTACCAAAATACAATCAGGTTACCGTAAAACTTCTAAGAAGTATAAAGAAGGAGATTTATGGGAAGAAGGAGGTAAACAGTGGACTATCAAAGACGGTATTAAGCAAAATATTACCAAATTAGATTCTGCAAAAAAAGCACTCCGTATGCCTTTATGCTGTCCAAAGTGTGGAGGACCCTTAGAGCACTGGATGGCTAAAAAAATGTATAAGATTCATGGCTTTTGTTTTGATCCCTGTACTGTAGAGTTTGAAGCAGATTTAAGAAAAGCTGGACTATATAGAGAGTACGAGAAAAAAATGATAACTGGTAATATTAAAGAGTTTGTCAGTGATATAGAAAGCTGGGTTTTAAACTCAATTAATGATAAAAGTTCATTCGTTACTGAAGCAGGAGATATAGAAGATTGGGGAGGTATGTCAAATAAAGTTAAGAAGAAAATACTACAAGACTTAAAAGACTACACTAACAGAATACGAAAGCAGTTATAAAGATATATTTATATAAAAGCAAGTCGATGGCTACACAGAGAGAAATATTAGAAAGCGTACTAAAAGAATTAGTAAATATTAAAAAACATATGCCCAATGGTGAGTTAAAAGCATTAATTGAGGATGTAAAAGATATGAAAAAAGATATGTCTGAACTTAAGTATACTTTACTTAATCCTGAAGATGGTGTAATCGTTAAAACTAACCAAAATACTTTATATAGAAAGCAACTTGAAGGAAATCAAAAAGAATTCGATAACAAGATGTTAGAATTAGAATCAATGAAGAGATGGAAGGATGGAGTAAGTAAAGCACTATGGGTAGTATTTGGTATACTAGCGACAATAATTATCAATATGATACTAATGCATAAGTCGATATGATTAATAATAAACAAATACACCAACTAACTTTAGAGTCTCTTAGAGATTGGTTTAAAAAAGAAAAAGTCGTGAAAAAAACAAAAAAAACAAATGAAAATATCGGAGCAATAGCAGGAGGCATAGCAGCAGCAAGAAAGAAAAGAAGAAGAAGAAAAGAAGATATGCAAATGATTAAGCTGGCTAAAGATATGGGTATTGATGTTTCTAAATATGAAAAATATTTAAAAGAATGGGACATCTATAATAAAATGGATTGGGAAGATGATAAAGATGAAAAAGAAGCAAGATTAAAAAATACAGATAGAAAAAAGATATACAAGGATATAGATGAAGAAAAGGACCCAGATTCGGAAGCAGAAAGAAAACGAGATGAAAAACATGATAAATTAATGAAGAAAATTAGAAGAGGTGATGCATTAGGATTAGGACCAAAAAGATTAGGAGAAAATACTAACCCAGAAGTACATAGACTGGTAAATGGATTAGTTAAGAAAATGGCGGATAGGTAT